ACAAAATGACTGATTATTTCCTGATTTGGATCAGCTTTCGCATTACCCCCGGCAAAATTCACGGCATCTAAATATTGAGCATAAACCTGATGCCGGCGGACAATCGCACCAATACATTCGTCAAACTGATTGGCAATGCCGGTAATTAAACCAAACAGATTTGATAGCGTGAGAGTCGGGCGATTGCTCGGGCCGCTACTGTTTCGTTCAAATCCACTTGCCTCAATCGGGTACGGATCGTAAGTCCGCCCTTGCCAGACAATACTTGTTTTGAGTTCATTTAACCCCGAATAAAAGCGGTAAACTGAGCCAGCATTACCGCTTTTATCCTTTAATGTGCGTAAATCTACCTCGTACAAATCAAGCATTGCATTTTGCTCAAGTTTGGCAAGGTCGAGTTTCATTTGATTGGATATGCTAACAGGCATTAGGGTACTTCCTTAAAGGTTACACTAAATTCCCAATGGTTTAAGCCAACCATTTTTGCGGGCCAACTGCTACACACTACCTTTTTGTTTTGTTGTGTGTACGGATCTTTAAAGTAAAAAGGGGAAACACCACGATGTTTGGCAAAAAATGCCTCCACCGCTAAATGTTCCCCCTTTTTCACTTTGATTGTGCCTGTATAGGCTCGTAATAAATTGTTTAAGCCTTTGGGCGAGCGTTGGGTATAACCATCGCCGAATTTGACTTCCATTATTTCAGGGGTATTTTCAACCGCTAAATCGGTGCGAACACACCATTGTAATGTTTCCATTAGGCAAATACTCCTCCGGCTCTAAAGTTGTTCTGAATCATTCCGTTCGCTTCCTGACGGGCAATTTTACGCATTAACTCAACAGTAATTTGCGTTTGCTCGCCTTGCTGTTTTTGGCTGACTTTGGCATCTACCGGCTCACCATTATTGATGACCTGTACGCTGATACTACTTTGAGCCGATTTCGGCTGATAAGATGATGACGGTACTCTTGGTACAGCGACACCACCGCCAGAGGCAAAACCACGTCTGCCATAGTTAAGATAATTCAAATAATCCAAACCAAGACGAGAGGTTGCCTCTTTGGTGATGACGTATTCCCCTTTGTGGACGATACCCGCTGGGGTGTATTTGCCGCCATTGCCTGTGTAGCCACCTGTTGCCCAAGTACCTAATCCATAAACAGCATTACCATTTACCGTTGTAGTCGGTCCTTGGTAGCCAAACAACATAGTTGCACCTTGTTTGATAGCATTAAATAACATCATTTTGATAATCATTTTGCTAAGATCAGATAATATGGAATTAGCAAAACTACGAAAATCCGCTTTACCCGTCATCACAAAATTAGTCAAGCTATCCGCCATACCGTCAAAGGTATTTTGAGTAATATTGGCAACATTTGCCGCCACATTGCTGACATCGGTTTCAATATTGTTCCAGCCTTCTTTTATTCCCATCATTACAGAAGCACGAGTTTCTTCCTGCTTTTTCTGATGTAGCTCGTATTCTTCCTTAATTTTGGCAATTTTCTGATCTAAAAGAGCAATATTCTCTTTCGTCATATTAATTTTCAGCCGCTCGGCCTCTAAATCTAATTGATTGTTAAATTGTAACAATTCTTTTTCAGTACGAGTTTTTCCCAGTAAATCCAGCTCGAATTGCATTGCCTCTAGCTTTTTATCGTGATCGACTTGGAATTGCTCAATGTCTAAAAGCTGTTGTTCAGAATCAATTTTAGCAGCCAGCTCTTTGAGTTTAGCCACGCCTTCAGTGCCGTAGTTTTTATATTTTTCAGCATTCAGAGCAATATCTTCAGTAAGTTTACGCACTTCCTGATATTGAGAAATGCCACCATATTTTACGAGATCTTCTTTATCTATCTTTAAGCCGGATAAACGATTGGTCATCTCCGCTACTTGGTTTTGGTAACTTTCGGCAGAGCGTTCGGCTTTGGTTTTCTTCGGTTTTCCGCCGCGCTTAGGGGCATTTTGCAACGTAAATTGTTGCTCATATGCTGCTTTTAGTCGCTCGTATCCGGCATCGCCCTCTTTCATACCTGATTTAATCAGAGCGTCTTTTACTTGCAATGCGATTTTATCTTTGCCTTTAGCCGAAGCAATCGCATTGTTACGTTCAATTTGCTCGATTTTTTCAAGATGTTTAGGATCGATAATTGCAGCACCGTTAGCATCCAGCTTCATACTTGACAGATTAGCGACTAGAATAGCCGCTCTCATAGCCTCTCCGGCAACGCCACCAAGAGCATTAGCAATGTTATTAGCGGCAATAACCATCTCCGGTGATTTGACGGTAAAATTACCGATAGCAATATTTAAGCCATCAACTTTGATTTGGCTTTCGTCAATGTGAGGATATAATTTGACAAATTCCTCTCGTAGGTTAGCGATTGGAACGTGAGCTTGTAAGGCTTCTTGAGCTTCTAAACTGGCATTTAATGTATTTTGTGCTTTTTCAACATCAGCAGTAACTAACTTTAACTCTTCTTGTGCTTTCGCTAACTCTTTCGCACTTTTTTCGAAACGGACACCGGCACCAAAGGCATCATCTAAAACCGTAGCTCCTTGCTCGATTTCTCGTGTAAGTTCAGCTTGGCGTTGTTTCAGACTAGCTAATGCTGTTTCCTGTTCTTTGATAGAACGAGACAATTTAACCATTTCTGCATCAGTTTGAGCCTTAGTCATTTTTTCGATATTGGCTCGAACGGAGTCTAAGCTGTCCGCGTAGCGGAGGGCTTCTTCACGAGCTGCTTTTTGACTTTCAAAAAATCCCCAAAGGGCAGTACCGGCAGTCGTTGCCACCATTGCAAGAGTCATTAATGGGTTAGACAGTGCAGCTGCTTTCAGTAAGTTCAATTCAGCTCTTGCAGCCGCTAAAACCCCATTCATCGCTCTGGTTGTTGTGGTTGCAGTGACCATACCTGCATTCATTGCACTTTGAGCAACTGCATTTTCAGCATACGCCACTTTGAGAGCCTGTTTTGTTGCAATTTGCTGGCGTTCAACCGCTATTTTCTGTTGCCCGAGAGCGATTTCTTTCTGATCTAGCGCTTGCAGTTCAGCAGATAACGCTAATCTTTCCGTACGAGTTGCCGCCGCTTGAATAGCAACAGCAATTTCTTCTCGTTCTTTTGTGATTTTCTGCTGTTTAACCGCAATCGCCTCTAATTCGGCTTTATTTTGATTGTAGGTTTGTAATGTTTGTTCCAGTTTTAAGGCGGTTTGTTGAGAGAGTACAACCAATTCCTGCTGACGAGTAGCTATCGTTTGTTGGCGAGCCTGATTTTCCGCAATAATTGCTTTTCGATTCTCATAAATCGCCGCTCTAGCCTCGATAAATGGGCGTACACTCATATAGCCTTTGAAAAGCACAAATGCACCACCTGCGACAAGTGCTGTTTTAGCGAACGTATCAAAATGAGCATTTAACGCATTCAGAACGGCAACGGCTTTCTGTGACGCACCAACGGTACTATCCATTTCGCCAACCCACTTTTCAGCCGCAGTTGAAAGATTTTGCATTGCTCCACTAATTGTAGTGGTTGTTTTGGCGTACTGTCCGTTTACATAACTCTCTGCTTTTTTTAGCCCCTCAATCATTTTTTCAGCAGACATCTCACCGTTATCCACCATTGCTTTAAGTTCGGCAGTGGTAATGCCTAACCCTTTGGCAATCGCCTGAATAACAGACGGTGTTTGGGTCATCAATGAGTTAAATTCTTGGGCTTTGAGCTTACCCATTAACAACGATTGGCTGAATTGCACTAGGGCGTTTGAAGCGGTTGCCGAACTTGCACCGGAAATAGCAACCGATTTGGCTACCGTTTCCGTTAGTTTTGCCACATCGTTTTGAGAAATACCGAGCTGTTTTGCATTTTGAGCAAAGGTCTGATAAACCGAAGAGGTTGCCTGTGTAGATTGGGCGGTTTTGAGCGAAATATCATACACCGCCGCCATTGCTCGGGCTTGTTGGGCTTCACTTTCGGTGACTAATTTGAGTTTATTACCGAGTTCGGTGTAGCTATTGGCATAACTAATCACTTTACTTGTCGGGAATTGCAACCGATTTGCAATTTGCCAAAAACGTTCTTTGGATACAGAGCTATTAAGATTATTTGCTGCTTGTTCAATATTTTTTAGATATTTTGTCGACCTATCAGCAAATTGACGTGCTTTTTGCTGAGCCTGATCCATATTCAAAATGAAGCTACGAGCAAACTTATTTGCTACTGTATCAGATTGTGCGAATCCAGATAGTAACTTAGAATTTTCTACATCTAAGGTAATAGTTAATCTGTTTGAGCTACTCACTTTTTCACCCCAAATAAAAAGCCCGCATAAAGCGGGCTAGAATTGATGTTAATTTAGATTTGACGATTATTTTTCATCTCTTTAACTAATTTATCCATTTTGCGGCGATACATTTCGGTATTTCGCCACCAGTATTTATCAAGCAAATAGGCAGTCGGGAAAAGTACTAAGATAGAAGCTATCCACCAGTTCGGCATACTAATAAAGATGCAAGCGACCAAAAATACAATAATTGCAATTTTAATCGTATTAATCATAAAACGGTCTAGTGCTTCAAACATACTTCCCTCCTTCTCTTTGAGGAAATATATATCCAAGAGCAAGGAATTTCAAGCTGTTTTCTTTACCTTTTCGCCAAATAATCTGCCACACCATTATCTTCCATTTCCTCCACATCCTCACTCCGATTAAAAAACGGCATAAATTCTGCAAGTTCAGGGGCTTTGCCTTTCGGATCACGGTTGATCATTGCGGTTAAGTGGGCAAGTTGGGCGGTGCGGTAATCTTCCCGCCACAAGCCGAAAGGCTGTTCTTGGTAGAAAAGTTGATATTCGGCAAAGTGGCGTTCGGGCATTTGTTCGATTTCTTCAAGGGTTTTGCTCAGTGCGAGCGAAAGGGTTAGCTGGAACTTTCTTCGCTCGCTGAGTCTTTTGGGGCGGACACGGCTTGGTTAAAGTCGATAATCACTTTACTGTCTAATTCGGCAATCGCATTGAGATCGTCAATGTTAAGTGGGTTAAACAGTAATGCACCGTTTTCGTCACATAAGCGGTAGGCAACCGATTGAGCAAGGCGGTATTTTTCGCCAAAACGGTTGAGAGCCTCATCAAAGGTTTCATCATCTTCTGCCGGTAATTCAACATTTTCTTGTTCTGCTTGTTGAATGAGCCAGCTTCGGGTTTCAAAAATCTGCTTATTCATATCGCCAACAGTGGCTTCACGTAGGTAGTAGGTCTCACCGTTGATTTCGATAGGTTGTAATTTAGGTTTGTTGGCAAGGAGTTTCTCACGCAGTGTCATTGTTCGTTCCTTTTGTAAAATTCTGATATAAAAAGACCGCTTGTTATTTCTACAAGCGGTCGAATTTTTTGATTTCTTGCAATTAAACTAACAAGTAGTCACGTTTGCTTGGCTTAATAGATACAGAGCCTTCGTATTTGCCTTTGACTTCACCGCTAAAACCATTGCCGGATTCGATAAAGCCTACACCGTAAGTTGTGCCGTGGTTATCCGGTAATTCCAGTTTATAGGCAAAGGTGGATTTGTTGAAAAACAGTTCGCGTAAGCGGGCTTGCATTTCTGTAGTTGGCTTGTGGAAAAAGCTCAATTTAATTGAGCCAAACTCAATTTCACCCGGCTCAGTTTCTGTGCCTTCCGAGCAAACCGTTGTAACATCTTCTGTATTTAAGGTGTCATCGGATTTTTCGATATTTTTAACCGCACAGAACTGCTCGGAGAACTGTACCAAAGCAGCTTTCGCTTTAGTATAACTAGTCGGTAAGTCTTTACCTTCCCATTTTACTTCTTCGCAAAGTTTAACTTGTTCGCCTGTCACGGACAGCACAGGATAAATCCCGTCTAACTGACCGCAACCGGTAATTTCGATGGCATCGCCTTTTTTGTAGCCTGATGATGCAATCGTTAGAGTAGCAGTATTTAAGTTAATTGCGGTAATTGCTTTTTGAGCCTCACGTCCAACGCTAATTCTAAATTTCGTACCTTGGACTTTTGTCGTTTTTGCCATTGTAATTCTCCTATTGAAATTGTTTGTTTAATATTCAACATCAAAGATTAACGTCGCTGTGTACCATGTTCTTTGGTTTTGGTCTTGTTCATACTGATATTGAGAGAGTGAGATGGTCTCTAAATACTCAAAGTCGGAATAGTCGATAATTTCGCGAATTTTTTCCGCCCACTCATCTAATTCATCTTCTGCATTCTCGACAGATTTCAAATGGATTGTAATGTTGAGCTTGGCACTCCATTGATCATTACAAACAGTCATTTCTTGCAGACTGATGTCATCGAGAGAAACCGACACTGCAAGTTGCTGCTCCTCAATATCAATAAAAGTTGGCAGCCCGTTATAAAAATTCTCAATATCCGGTAATTTGGTCTGTAATAATTCAAGGACTTCTTTTCGGATTTTAGTGTGGATTTTCATAATTTCCCCGCGAGTTGCTTGGCTAATTCAGCTTGCACTTGTTCTGGGTATTTTTTCAACTCTTGCTCAAATGCTTGCGTAAGTGGTTGGGATAGCGGAACTTTTGCTACATCAATGCCGTAGCGTTTACGACCTTGACGAAACATAATGTGCGTTCTCCCGTTCGCAAGCCGTTGGCGAAAGCCCCGTTGCACCGTATGTTTTCCTACCCGAATACTGCCTTTGCTTACTGACAAGCGATTCGATTTTCGCTCTAAAATGCGGATCATCGGCATATGGGTACGATTGACTTTAATCGTGGCTTGCAGTCGGGACGGTGTGGGTTTTGCCGTCATTTTTGCTCTGCCTTTGATTGTCTTTTGATTTACGCCAATCTCTGCCGCCACCGATTTAACCGCCTTATTCATTGCTTGCCGCCCAACAGTACGGATTGCTTGAGCGGCTGCTTTAGGTACGGTTTGCCTAGCTATTTTTTTCAGGGAGGCTTGCAGTTCTTTTAAACCGGTCACTTTAGAACCCATTGTTTACTCCAATTGCAATACGATTAACTGATCGACAAAGTGATAGGATTTAACAAGGTATTTCTTGCCATTTCCGCTCACTCGGTCGTCCAATCTCGGTTTGTAGCCACTCGCCCGAAATAGGGTTAGCGTGCGTTCCGTGCCGTGGATAGCTCGGTCATCGCTTGAGTGCAAGCCATTAAAAATCGCTGGTGCCTCATCGTATGTCGCAGGGTAGGGCTTACCGCCAATCAACCATTCGCTCATCATTGTGTGTTGGATGGTTTGATCGGCGGCTGCCATTGCCTGCTCAAACGGGCTAGACATTGATTTTCACATCAACTGTTGCAGATGATGTGCCTGAGGCTTTCCAGGCAATGCCTAAGCGTTTGTTTGAGCCAGCCGTGATCGTTGCCCCGTCTGCTTCCGACCAATACAGCACCGCACCTTGTTTGATGTCGTCTGCTTGCTTCGCTTTCACACTAAATACACCGGTGGTTAAACCGACTACCGCCTCGTTTTTTGCCGCATCAGTTACTGCAATCGCAATTAAATCTTCGGTGACAATCACATCACCGGAGGTTACGGCTTTGGTGGTGGTTAAACGCACCGTATTGCCGTCTTGAATATAGTTTTTAGCCATAATTAGGTTCCTTTAATGAAGAATAGAAATAAAATTGGTCATTGCACTAATAAACGCCGATAAAGCAAAAAGTAGCCCCATCGCCCAAATACCGAAAATCAACACATTGGCTTTGGTAGATTTATTCATTAGTTCTAACATTTTGCGTACCTCTCTTGCTATGTTATACTGCATTTAATTTAATCCTTGACTGATAAGGGTTAAAACAAAACCCCGAGTTATTCCGCTAACTCGGGGTTTATTATTTTGCAATTAAGCGTTGGTCACTTTCACCACGCCACGGTAGTCAATCACATTGACACCGGCATCAATACGGACTTTGGTCGAAACACCGTCCACCGTAAAGCCGTGCTGTTGCTCGATGTAAGGGCTATCCACCCCGTCCAGATAAGAGACTTCAATCGCCTCTTTATTGAGCAAGTACCATGATTTCGGATCTGCAATTTGTAAGCGAGGCGATTTAATCGGGCTGACAATATCACGGATCGGGTTAATGATACCGCTGTTGATGTCTGCACCTTCCACGCTTGACGAACCAAGAATCTGTTTTGCTTTGGTATGCAATGAGGTTGGTAACAGCATAAATTCTGGCTCAATAGAGAGCGGTTCACCACGGCTGTTTACAAAGCCATTCATTAACTGGATTGCCTTGTCGATATGCTCAACATCTAACTTCGCATTCGCAAGCGTATTTTTATGGCTGCTATCAAACAGTTTTTTTCCGTCTTGGGCGACAGCGTTGCCGGTGATTAAGGCAAACACCAATTTGGCGATAGTGGCTTTTGCCGCTTGCCCCATTTTTTCCGGGATTTTGGTTAAAAGGTGCATATCGTCATTGATGATCGCCTGACGGGTAATGCTAAATAATTGCCCGTAGGTCGCCAATGCCACTTGCGCCCCTTCATCGCCGATGGTGCCGTAGGTATATTCTTCCCCTTCGCCCACTTCCGGCAGGTAACCAAACTCACCCAATCCAACCCGTTTTGCCGGTCGGAAGTCAGTCAGAATGCCACGAGTGGTAAACTGCTCGTAATTCTCTGTCGCCGTTTCCCAGCCCTTAATCAAGGATTTGTGCGCCACATCAATCAGAATTTGCCCAAAGTCCGAACTCGAATGGGTAAAGGCAAGACCGACCATCTGCATTGGCGTATAACCGCTAATCCCCACGCCACGATCGACCAATGAGGCACGAGCCAATTCACGCAAGGTCATTGCATTGTAGGCATTATCTCTTGCGTTGGTTTTGTCGGTATCTTGACCAGCACGAGCCATTAACGACTGCTTCACGCTGTCGCCAACGATGTTACCGTTACCTGCGTGAATGTGGTTTTGCGGTACGCTTGGGGTGGTGTTTTCGCCCAGTTTGGCAAGGAGCTTGTCTTTGGCTTGCTCAGCGGTCATTGACACATCAGCTAAACATTCTGCCAGCAAGCCGTCAAATTGTGTGCCGAAAGCGGCAAAGGTCGCTTTGATCGCCGCATTACGTTGAGCTAATACCGCCATCGCATCGGGTTTTGTCACATTTTGTGGATTTTCGACCGCTTGCGCTGGGGGTTGGGGTTGTTCAGGAGTTGGGGTTGCAGCCCCCGCATTGCCTTGTGGCGTAAATAACATTGCTTTGATTTCGTTTGGCATTTTTGTATAGTCCTCTAATTTTTTAGATTGAATAGACGCCATCGCCACAAGGGGATTGGCGAGTTTATCAGCAAAACCCAACTCAATGCACTCACGGGCATTAAGCCAAGTCTCTTCTTTCAGCATTTCTGCTAATTCATCGGTAGATTTACCAGTTTTCGAGCTGTACGCCGTAACTAGCGTGCTTTCCACTTTATCAAGCAAATCCGCATATTTCCGCATATCATCGGCATCGCCGCCTTGAATGCCCCACGGTTTGTGGATCATCATCATAGCGTTTTCTGGCATAATGATTTCGCTGCCTGCCATTGCAATTACGCTAGCCATAGATGCAGCAAGACCGTCAATATAGACGGTCTTGTTAGCAGGGTGATTTTTTAGCAGGTTGTAAATGGCAATGCCGTCAAACACATCACCACCGGGCGAGTGGATATGCAGATTGATTTGTTTTAAATTGTTGCCAAGGGCTTTTAAGTCTTTAGCAAATTGTTGGGCGGTGACACCCCAAAAGCCGATTTCGTCAAAAATTGAGATTTCGGCGGTGTCATTCGCTTTGGCTTGGATTGAGTACCATTTCATATTTTTCTCCAAAGAAAAACGCCTGCAATAAAGATTACAGGCGTTTTAAATAACTAATTTTTATTCTTTAAATAGTATAGAATAATCCCTATTGGAACACCTATTATATTGAACATAATAGATACAAAATTATAAGAAAATAAATTGTGTTCTGGGAATAACTCTCTAATTAGTAGAGAACCAATCAAATGAATAAAAATCAAAAAAACATAGATAAAAATACAATAAAAACTTGATTTTCTTCCTCTATTTTTCCATTTTAAACTAGATAAAAAGGCATATGTTAGAGCCACCCAACAACTACATGATAATATCCAATTTTCACTTACTAATGGCTTGGTAAGATAATATGTAAATACATATACATAAAATAGTAAGGAAAAAAATAGCCATAGTAACATTATTACCTCTTATTTAGATTTTTATATGCTCTTTCATCAATAGGAATAGAAACGTTCTCTCTCCAGTTATCTTTTATATCATAACTTGTACCATCTGGATTCCATTCTCCAGGAATGATATTAAAAATATCGTATGGATCAGTAAACTTATCATAAAAGCTATAATCTATACTACCTTCAAGATAAAATCTATCTCCTTTTTGTACCGCACTACCCGTAAAATTGCCTTCAACAATAGCACTACCAATTGCCCATAATGCATTATTAATATTCCAAATACCTTCTTTAAAAGAGTAAGTATTTTTAAAAGAACGAGCATTTTTAGTAATGATTTGCTGAATAAAATCACCATGTACGCTACGGTTATCTTTCTTACCAAGTGCATTTGGTTTCTTTACTAACTCTCGGACAGTATTAAATAATCCTAATTGTTTTAAAGTAACTGATTTGCCAGTCTTAGCTCTATAATAGTAAAGCATATCAAAGGATGTGACTGGAGTATTTCTATTTCGAGATGTAATCGGTAATTTTGGGGTTTGTTTTATATTTGTAACAATATGCCTTGATAAAGTTGTTACCAGTCGATGACTTTCATTTGAAAACTCAGTAAGTGTTTCATTGAGTATGATCAATGCATCTATTAATTTCTGGGCCTCATTAACTTCATCTGCTTTATGCTTACCAACATGTAACCACCACAATCTTGAACCACCTGAAACAGATAAAATCAAATCATAATCTCTCGGATTTACCTTTGTTAAGGCGAATTTCTTAAGATTTGATTTTTCTGCTTTTTCTGCTATCTCTTTTTTAGATAAATATGCTTTTTTTATTTTATTAACTTCGTCATACTGTGAAACAAGTAACGAATACAGTTTTTTTAACTTCTCCTGCTCAACTTTATTTAGAATTTTAGCATATAGCATAAGTAACCCACTGATAATCTTAAAAATTTCACCAATAGATTTAGCCGAAATAATTTTCTTTTCCAACTCATTGATTTTCTTACTTAACTCTACGGATGAGTTTGCTAAAGAAACATAACTTTGAACTTTATTTGGGGCATAAGCAATTCTACGACCAAAGTAATAGTTTTCACGCTTCAGCTTTTCCATTTCACTGAATTCTGGTGGAAATATTGGCTTGATTACTGGTGGGTTTGCCACAACTTTAACTGTATCTAACACAACTGTTGTCATAATTTACTCCTTTTCATTTTCTTTAGTAGAATCTTCGAGATTTCTATTCGAACTGCCGCTATTTTGTTGGCTGTAATTAGTTAAATCGGTATCAAATTTCAGCCCTTCGGCTTGGTTTTCTCGGATTTCGACAATCCGTTGCCGTTTGACTTCGGCTGGGTTATTGCCACTGGCTCGAATCGCTTGCCCTTCGGTTGCCAGACCGCCTTTAATCCGCTCTTTCCACGCATTCGCCTCTTTGATGGGATCAATCCACGGCATTACAGGGCCGGAATAGACGGCATTAAACAGCGATCTTTCATCAATATCGGACGGGATTTTGATAGCTTGTGAGGCAATCGCCATTTTGAGCCACTCCCGATAAATCGGGCGACTGATTGCCGCCACAAACGCATCTTGCAATACCGCATAGCCTTCAAAACTTTCAACCAATTCTTGTCGCTGAGCAGAGTAAGTGCCGTTGTAGTCTCGGGCGATGCTCGAATAGCTCGAACGAGTACCGGCGGCAGTGGCTCGCAGTTGTCCATTGCGGAAAGTTTCCAAATTCACATTTGGGCGGTTGGAATTGATTAAGCCAATGTCTTCACCCGGTTTTAAATCATCAATCACTGCACCGGGGGCAATATCAAACAGGCGGTTGCCATCGCTGTTACTGTCGTCATCATACAGTGCCGCATCGCCTTTTTTAATGTACATCGTCATCGCTGCGGCAATGCGTGCGGCGACTCGTTCGCTCTCTTCGTACTCTTTCAGATCTGCCAAGCGCACAATCACGCCGTGCAACATACTCACGCCACGGATTTGATGTAACCGCTTACGAAAGGCGAGGTGCAACATATTTTCTGCCGACACGGTTTTCACTTTGCCGTACATTCCGTTACTTTCTTGCGGATTATCCAAATAGACTTGGTAAGCGGTAGGTTTCCGCCACGCATTGAGAAACACGCCTTGCACCAAGCCGTTTTTTGCCTCATCGGATTGCATTGGCACAAAGTCCGGCTCTAAGGCTTCGAGTGAAAACGCAATCGGCGAGCCGTGTTCTAACCCTGCCACTTTGCCTTTCACCAACTGCACGAACACTTCACCGTCTCGTAGCCAAGTTCGCAGTAGCATTCGCTCTAACAGGGGGCGAGTATATAAGCCTGTTACTTCGGGTTTCACCGACCATTCCGCCCACAGCTTGCGGATTTGCTCTGCGAGATCTTCGTGAACATCACCGGCAAGCGTGAGTGGCTGTGGTTCGATATGAATACCTTTCGAGCCAATCACCCGTTCTTCCATTTTGTCTAAAATGCCGATCACAATATCGTGATTTTGGTCTAACGCCCGTGCCTGTTCCCGTAGGCTGACCGCACTTTGGCGAACAGTAGAGTTTGCCCCTTTGCTCTCTCGGCTTGCCTTATGGGTTCGGCTAGGCTGTGCCGCCTCATAGGCATTTAGCACATAGCGATTTCGAGAGCGATTTGCCGCCCATTTCGGGGAAAGGGTGGCAATGGTTTTTTCGAGGAAGTTCATCAAATAAACCTCGCATATTTAATTCGATGCTGTTTGGTGTGTTGCCCGCTTTGGGCAAGTTGTTCATCCAGCATTGTTTGATAGCGATCACGCTGTTTGGTTAATTCCGCCACTTGATAGGATACCGACCGCCCGTTAAAGCTCACCTGCGATTGAGCGGTCTCAATTTTCTCATCAAGCGTGCGGATTTTGTCTTTGAGTTCATCGATGGTGTAAAGGCTCATAGCCAGCCTCCTGTTTTTCGTCCGCCACCACTTAGCCAACTGCTTTTTGCTTTGGTCGGTTTGGGTTGTGGTTTTGCGGGTTTTTCTTCAATTTCGACCGCTTGTTCAGCCGTTCTTGGCGTTTCCCGAATGATGTTAGGGTTGATGTCGGGCAGTTTTGCCCAGCTTGGCACATCGTTTTCATCGCCCCATTTGATTCGCTCGTAGCCTCGTAAAATTGCAATGGCGTGGGCATAGCAGAACAGGTCGAAGGCTTCGTTATTGCCTTTGCCCGGTTTCCGCCATTTGCCGTCGGCTCCTCGCTCCTCGTAGGTCAATTCATTGAAAAACCATTCGCCTAGCCAGTCTGGGAAGTGGATGTAGTTTGCCCCCACCGTATCACGGGAAAGGGCGTTGTTAATCCGATCTTTGAGGTAGTCGGTTTGGAGCAGATACAACGGCACATCGCCCCGTGCGGAGGCGTGGCGGTT